AATAAATTCAATTCACACTACGGGATCTCTTGCACTCTATTTAAATCTAGTATATAAAATAATCACTATACAATTAATCAAGAGCATAGACGCGTATAGTCGACGGCCTAAAGACTATGTTCGGAAATTAGGAGGATTATATTATGGCAAGTACAACGTTCGGTGGGATTTTAAGATCCACTGGTGACAATAAAAAAACAAGTAGTGCTGGAAGTGCACAATTAGCAATTAAATTTAGATTTGCTCATGATTCAAGCGGCGCAGCTGTTGTGAAAGATGCAAGTGATTCAAGTGCGGTTGTTCTTCCTGCAGGTGCAATTGTAGATGCAGTTTATTGTAAAGCAGCATTAAACGCTGGGACATGGGATCTTGGTGTTAAAGATTACGATGGTGGTGCAGATATTACTGACCCAGATGCTATCGTTGATGGTGCAGCTAACAACTTAAACAGCATGATCAATGCAGCTACTTCTACAATTCCTGGAGCAAGAATGTTAGATCAACAAACTTACTCTGAGCAAGCAACTGTAACTGCTACAGTAACAGGTGCAGCTAGTGGAAATGTTTACGGTGTTATCTATTATCACTTAGATGACAATGGAAACAACTCATAATAATTAATTTAATGTGGGCCTTCGGGCCCACATAAATTTTAAGGAGATAATATGGCAGGTGGCGGATCATTTGCAAGCGATCAAAAGTTTACAAAAGCAACAGCTGATGGACAATTAAAAACTGCTTCAGGTGGTAGCACTAATATTGGTCCTTGTAGAATTACTTACATTCAAGCAACAGGATTTACGAATATAAAACTTTATGATGCAGCAACTGCATCTGGAGCAATTATTTTTGAATCTACTTTTGGTTCTGAAGGTCTAGATATGTTTATACCAGGAAGTGGTATACGATTTAGAAATACTGTTTTCATAGATGTAACAGGATCAGGATCAGTAACAATAGGATATACAGGATAATGAAATCAGACGTAAAAGCAGTTAGAAAAACAGGAACAGGTTCTGTGTTCGCAGGAAGAACAAGATTAAGAGGAATTATTTTAGCATCTACAGGTTCAGCTGGTTCAGTTACATTAAGAGACGGAAAAGGTGTAGATCAATTTATTGTTGATGTACCAGCAGGAGACGTTTTCTCATACAATTTAGCAGAAGATGGTATTTTGTTTGAAGATGGAATGACTATACAAGCTATTAGTAATGCTACTGTAACTGTTGTTATAGATAAATAGGAGGCTTCATGGCAAACACAACCTCTGGAACAGCAACCTTTGAAAAAGGTTTTTCTATTTCTGATATTGTTGAAGAAGCATACGAAAGAATAGGAATACAGGGTGTCTCTGGTTATCAATTAAAATCTGCAAGAAGATCTTTAAATATTTTATTTCAAGAATGGGCTAATAGAGGTTTGCATTATTGGGAAGTTGCAAACAATAATATTACTTTAGTTTCTGGTCAAGCAACATATACCATGTTTAGATCAACAGCTGATGGTACTTCTAGTGCAACAGCAGTTTATGGTGTAGATGATGTGTTAGAAGCTTCATATAGAAATGCTAGTAATGTTGATGTACCACTTACAAAAATAAATAGAGCAGCATATCAATCATTATCAAATAAAACTTCCACAGGTCAACCAACTCAATATTTTGTTCAAAGATTAATTGATAGAGTTACAGTTACTTTATATTTAACACCTGGTTCAGACCAAGCAGGTAAATTTTTAAATTATTATTACGTAAAAAGAATTCAAGATGCAGGAGACTATACTAATGATGCAGATGTACCATATAGATTTGTGCCTTGTATGATTGCAGGTCTTGCATATTATTTAGCAATTAAAAATGCACCAGACAGAATGCAAATGTTAAAATTATTATATGAAGATGAATTAAACAGAGCTTTACAAGAAGATGGTTCTTCTTCTAGTTCTTACATAACACCTAAAACTTATTATCCAGGAGCATAGTATGAATAAATATGTAGATTATACAAAAGCTGTAAGAGAATTAGGTTTACAACCTTTACGTATTGATGAGTTTGAATCATTAACAGGTGCCTTAGATATGCAAGAAATAATTAAATTAACGGAACGAATGCAAAAAGCAGAAAAACCTTTAGGTAAAGATTAATGGCAAATTTAAGTAAGGGTAAATATGCAAAGGCAATATCAGATAGGTCAGGTATGGAATTTCCATACAAAGAAATGGTAACTGAATGGAATGGTTCATTTGTTCATGTATCTGAATTTGAATCTAAACATCCACAACTAGAACCTAAAAAACATGTTGGAGATGCAGAAGGTTTACCGCAAGCTAGACCTGGAAGAACAGAACCTGCCACAGAAAATTTATTGCCACCTAATCCTTTTCAAATGATTCAAGGTTTAGCTACTGTATTTGTAACTGAACCAAATCACGGAAGATCTACAAATGATATGGTTAGATTTAGAAACGTTAACGGATCTCCAGGTGGATTTTCATACACTGTGTTTGAAAATTCAACAGGATTTAGTATAAGTAAAGTAGATAATAATAAATATTCTTTTATTGTATCATCAGCAGCGCCTGGAGGATGGACAGTAGGAGAATTTGCAGGAGGAATGACAGTTACAGCAGGACCCGTAACTCTAACACCATAATATGGCATACACACTTACAAATTTACAAGACGATATTAGAAACTATACAGAAGTAGATAGTGGTGTTTTATCTAACGCTATTGTTAATACCATGATTAAAAATGTTGAAAATGAAATATATAGAACAGTAGATTCAGATGATAATAGATTTTATGCAACATCAAACTTACAAGCTGGAAATAGATATGTAACTATTCCATCTGATTTAAGATTTATTAGATACATTCAATTAAAAGATTCAAATAATAAACAAATTTTTTTAGAAAAAAGAGACACTAGTTTTATGGCAGAATATTATAATACACCAGCAACTCAGTCTGGACTTCCAAAATATTATGCTAATTGGGATGCTAATTTTTGGGTAGTAGCACCTACTCCAAACAGCACATATTTAATCACTTTGGCTTATAATAAACAGCCAGCTTCAATAACAGCTTCTCCAGGAAGTACACAAGGAACTTACGTATCTAATAAATATCAGGATTTACTTTTGTATGGATGTCTGGTAGAAGCATATGGATACTTGAAAGGTCCTGCAGATATGTTACAATACTACATGCAGGCTTATCAAAAAGCATTACAATCGTATGCGATCGAACAACAAGGTCGAAGACGCAGAGATGAATGGCAAGATGGTGCTATTCGTACTCCTTTAAAATCTGAATCACCATCAAAATACTAAGGAGATAAATAATGGCTAATATAGTACCTGATTCTTTTAAGACTAACCTACTAGGTGGCGTGTTTGATTTTGATTCATCTGGTGGATCAACTTTTAAACTTGCACTATATACATCAATAGGTAATTTTAGTACTTCTACAACTTCTTACTCAACTACTAACGAAGTTTCTTCGTCTGGTACGAGTTATACAGCAGGTGGAAATACTTTAACTAATAATGGTGTAGCTGTAGCAAGTAATGTTGCTTATGTTGACTTTGCAGATTTGACTTTCTCATCTGTAACACTGTCAGCTGTAGGGGCTCTTATATATAAGGCTACTTCTAATGAAGCGGTATTAGTTTTAGATTTTGGCGGAACAAAAACTGCAACTAACGGAGATTTCGTTATTCAGTTTCCAACTGCTAATTCATCTAATGCAATCATTAGACTTGGCGACGCGTAAAATATTTGGAGTAGAAAATGGCTTTTGTACTTAACGATAGAGTTAAACAGACTAGTACATCTACTGGCACAGGAACGATAAATCTATCGGCTGCAGCTGAAACAGGTTTTGAAACTTTTGTTGCTGGTATTGGAACTACAAACAGTACGTTCTACTGTATATCTCACGATGGAACTTCTGAGTTTGAGGTCGGTATTGGAACTGTAACTTATCCTGCAAAACGTGCACCGTCTGCAAGTATGACAGCTACAACTTATATTAACACACACTCTTCTACAATTTCTGATACACAAACAATGGACTCAGGAGTTTTAGCAGGTCCCGTAACCGTGACTGGTACGGTAACAGTAACAGGTAATTTGGTAATTATATAATGAGTACTTTAGAAGTAGATAAAATTAAACCGCAATCAGGAAATAGTACTCAATTAGGTGAGTCTGGTGATACTATTACAGTTCCTTCAGGAGCTACATTAGATGCATCAAATGCTACAACTACATTACCTTCAACTGTTGTTACAACTACAGGAACACAAACTCTTACAAATAAATCAATTGCTTCTTCTCAAATAACAGGAACAATTACTCCATCAGATAACACTGTTACTTTAGCAAAACTTACAGCAAGTGGAACTAAAGATAATACTACTTTTTTAAGAGGAGATAATACTTTTGCAACTGCAGGTGTTTCAACTTTTTCAGCTTTATCGGATACAACAGTTTCATCTTCTGATCCAACAACTACATCTAATAAAACTCCAGTTGGACATCTTTGGATAAATAGTACATCTGGTGAAACTTATGTTTTAACTGACGCAACTACAAACCAAAATGATTGGACAAACATTGGTGAAGGTTCTGGAAGTATAAAATATTTTCCAGGTCTTACATCATTAGTTATGATTGGTGGTGGAGGAGGAGGTGCTTCTGATATGTTAGGTAGTGGTGGAGCAGGTGGGGTTCTTTATTTTACAGGTTATAGAGGTACTATTCAATATGGTACACAATACACTATTACAGTAGGTAATGGTGGTGCTGCATCATCACTTCAATCTGGTGATGGAAATAATGGTAATAACACAACAGCTTTTGGTGAAACTGCAGGTGGTGGTTTTGGAGGTTCAGCAACTGGAGGTTCTTTCGGTGGTGGAAACTCTGGTGGTGGTGATAGTGGTTCAGCTAGTACATCAACAAGTGCTTCCTTATATACTTCTTTTAATGGTTACTCAAATAATGGTGGCCAAAATTTAGGAAATCCAGGCGCTGGAGGTGCAGGTGCAGGTGGTAATGGTTTAGGTGGTAATAATAATCAATCTGGTAATGGTGATGGTGGTGCAGCAGGTCCAGGGATTCAACTTACAAATGTTTATAATGGTTCAGATAGCTACTATTGGGCAGGTGGTGGCGGTGGAGCAGGTTATGGCTCTGAGTATGACGGTGCTGCTGGAGGAATTGGCGGTGGCGGCGGAGGCGGAAAATTCAAAACTACTGGCGGTGGTTCTGGTGGTGCTGGAGGTGGTTCTGCTTTAAATAATGGTACTGCAGGAAATGGTAACAATGATGCTACAAATGGTGGTGACGCAGGTGCAAACACAGGTTCTGGCGGAGGAG